TGCATAAGCTCCGTGCCGCCCTTTGCGTTTTGGGCAAGCTCATTTGTTTCCATTTTAAGTTCCATGTTGGTTCAATAATAATATCAAGGTTTATTATATATGCATTTTGCAACACATAAATAGTTGGGAATCGAGGATTTAATTGTACATTATAATCCTTTAAATGTCAACAAATTGGAGATTAATTAATGTCTACATTGATTTTGTCATGGGAACTGCTTATGACATAAAATGGATCCGTTTACCCTCTTTGCATTAGCAAACGGAGCTGTTGCGGCAGTTAAAAAAGGATGCCAACTCTACAAAGACATCAAGAGTGCTGCTGGAGATGTCAAGTCAGTAATAAAAGATCTTGACGATCAATTCCACAAAAAATACGAAGGCAAACCAGTTCCTGAGGCCGCTGTCAAGCAGTTAGCGGAGGAAAAGACTCGTGTCAAAGATCTCAACAAGAGAAGCGAAGAAGCACCGAACATCTATACAGAGATTGGTGACTACCTTGGTCAGTACTATGATAACTACTTTAAGTGTGTTGCTGTCTTAGAGGAAGAAGAAAAGAGAAGCAAGACAGAAGTATATACTGGTGGTGATAGTCTTGCAAAGAGAGCTCTGAAGCGTGTTCTGATGAAGAAGCAATTGGAACAGATGGGAATAGAGCTTAGAGAGCTAATGACCTATCAAAGTCCACCAGAGCTCGGTGCATTGTTCTCAGACGTTGAAGCAATGACAAAGGAGCTTGGCAAACAGCAAAAAGGTCTCATTGCCAAGCAAATGGAGCAAGAGGCTATCAAGGCTAGAAGAAAAGCCATTAGGATGAAGCATTATCATATTGATGTTGCACTTGGAGTTGCTTTTCTCTCTATCATTATTGTGATAATGTTTTTGTTCATGTACATAGCACACGACGCTCAAAAGAGGTGGCCTCAACTAAATACCTCTAGCGGCCAAGAATATAGAAGAAAATTAGAGTTGCTTGAAATAGAAGAAACCGAGCAAAAACTAAAAAGAAGAAAGAAAGAATTAGAAAGAGAACAATAAATGACCATAGAGATCATCTTCTTGATGGTCTTAGTTGCATTTGATGCCCTGCTAGCTTTGATATTTCTTTTTTACCTACTAAGACAACTGTTGCGTTCTTTGTGATTTACAACAACCCCTCAAAAATTAATTGACTGGTGATACTCTCACCAAGCTCAAGTCTCTTCAAACCAATTGGAAGTGTACTGTTCTTAGGAACACAGAACGCATTTCCTTCGTACATAAGATCCAGATTGTCCCTATCAATGATGTAATGATCTGGCTCCCAGATGTTCTTTTGTTGTTTGTTATGATTATTGGGATTGTGCTTTGTGTAGATGTGCCAGTAGGGAATATAATCAAGCTCGTAGATCTTATTCAGTAGCTCATCATTCCCTTGCTTGTTATTGAATTCAACATACAAGAATGGTTGATGCTTCTTCAACAGCTTCTTTGCTCCGTTAAGCACTTCAACCTCCAACCCCTCAACATCTAGTTTAATCAAATTAAACTTATTCAAATTAGCATAAGCATCAAGGGTAATGATGTTTGTGTCAATTCCTTTATCAGCGCTGTTGTTGATCTTGAATTCACCGTAATTGATCTTGTGCTCGACAAACGGATTAATGTTGACCATCCTGACAACACCAGGCTTTGATGATGCACCTGCGTGAACGGGAACAGTATTGTAACATCCATTGATTAAAAGATTGGCTGCAAGCATCTCAAAGATATAGAGCTGAGGTTCAATTGCAACTACACTTCCCTGATTGCATTTCTTTGAGAAGTAGACAGCATGAGTACCGATGTTAGCTCCGACATCGATTACATTTGATTGTGCTGTAAGGAATTGATCAAAGAAGTCAAACTCTTGCTGTGCCCATTCACCGTAGTAGTGTAGGCAAGCACCTATTGGATCATCATTGCGGAAATGAATAAATGTGCCGTGTTTGGATTGAGTTTGCGCAATATGGTTCGTCATAATAAATGTTGGTTGCGGAGGGTGGAGTCGCACCACCGACCTCGGGATTATGAGCCCCACGCTCTTCTACTGAGCTACCCCGCAATGTTTAGTTGTAAATGTTTTCTGTGCACTTTGCACATAATCCATGAATTGTAGTATTTAGTAGGGTTTGCAAGAACATCGAACTGGTACTGATACTTTGCTTCGTAGTAAGTACACTCGCCCTTGTTCTTACATAATCGTAGTATTTCACGTTTGAAGTTAACTATTCCAATTATTTCAATATCTTTCAGAAGTTCATCATTAGAGCCGTAATAGGTTTGCCAATCAGACTCTGCTTTGTATCTCTTCTTCTTTCCCTTCACCTGCCTGGTCTTCATCGAATAGAATAGTTTCTTACCTATGTACTCGCGACCAGAGACTGTGTTTGTTATCCGGTAGACGAACCCGTAACACCCTTCTGGGATCATTGTAACTGGTCCATCTTCAAATGTCCACATCAGTCAGCTAGTCTATCTTCATCGTAAAACTCTTCATCGAACTCACTATCTAATTCAGGATCAATTACAGACCCGCAGTAGGGGCAGTACATTATCTCTTCGTCTATATTATAACCTTCGACAGAAAATTCTGCTTCACACATTCTACAGCTATGTGATTTCATTTTTATCCCTTCTTTACCAATTCTGATTGATAAGTTCTTTGTCTTAATTCTGAAGAACTAAATCTGTGAGATCTTGAATTGTACCATATTCTGATACCTCTAGATTCACAAATATCTTTCCCTGTGAATTCCTTATCTTTGTACTCTTCTCCAAGGATTCTAATACTTATCGGAAGAAACATTAAAAGGTCTTCTAAATCTTTTTCAGTTTCATATACAATAATTTGATCAATGAACCGTACAGCAGACAATTGCACATATCTCTCGACAATAGACTGCACTGGTTTATTTTTGGATTGAGGCCTATCAATAGTTGGATCTGTTTGAACTGCAACTATCAAGTGATCGCATACACTTTTGGCATCAGCAAGCATTAGTATGTGACCAGCATGCAACAAATCAAATGTGGAACACGTGAACCCTACTTTCTTTCCGTGTAAATCATCAGGTAAAACTAACATAACTACTCCTACAATTTTATATCAAGACTGCTGCTACTCTTTTCTTCTCCTGCTCCTAACACACAAGCCAACCTAGAATCATATTCAACCATAGTCCACGATCTTGTTTCTTTATTTGCCAACAAGGTGATGTGAGTGCCATGTACAGTTTTACCAACCCAAACCGGTGTCTCTTTATGAGTGTTTGAGAAATAATTCATTACATTTTGCGCTTCTGAACATTTCATTGGTTTGTTTAAATCAACTATCTCCTGGGCGTTGGCTATAGAGCTTATAAAGCAGAATAGGAACGCCATTACTGTCTTATACATAATGGCTCCTTAAAAAGAAAAAGGGGCATATAGCCCCTTTTATTGTTACTACACTATTATATAGTATAATTTAAGCAGCCTTTGCCCATACATTTGACCAATCTCCACTCAACGCACCTTTTGCATAATCAGTTGCCCGATTCTCAAAGAAGTTTGTATGTGTAGGAGCGTTGATCATTTCTTCTACCCACGGTAATGGGTTTTTCTTTACCTTGAATATACCCTTCAATCCAAGGCTAATCAATCGACGGTCAGCAATATAACGAATATATTTCTTAACATCGGCTTCAGTCAGATCCTCCATTAGGTTGCTGGAGAATGCAAGATCAATGAAGTTATCCTCTAAACTAACCATCTTCTCAGCAATAGAATAGATCTCACCTTTCAACTTATCATTCCAAATGTCTCTGTTCTCTTCAACATATGTGCGGAACAACTTGATCATTGACTCTGCATGCATTGTTTCGTCAACTATCGACCACGTGATGATCTGACCCATCCCCTTCATCTTGCCGTGACGAGGGAAGTTCAGTAGCATAATGAAGCTCGAGAAAAGTTGCATCCCTTCCGTGAAAGCAGAGAATGCTGCAATCTGTTGAGCTATCGCTGTCGCATCCTGGCCCGCAAGAGACAAGAAGTAATC